TCCCATAATCTGTGTTCTTACTGGTCCGTCGGCTGGTAATAATTCTTTGTATGCTGTTGCTTGAAATTGTGTAACGGCTTCTGCTAAAACTGGATGGGTTGCCCCTGAAGCTCCTTGAAAAGGTTCGCTTCTTAATTCATATTTAAATCCAAGTAAGTCAAGCCCTTCAATGTAAGTTCTTTCCCATTCTTTTCTAGAATTTTTATAATCCACATAATTTTCTTTAAGTCGTGAACCAATAGGGGATGTTACATCATCGGGTAATAAATCTGCTAAATTGTCAAAATGATTTTCGGTGCCAGGAACGTTGATTGCTCCAGGTTCAAAATTAATAGTTGCACCACCATCTTCTTCGGGTGTTACTTCTACAGGGGGTCGTTCAGTAAGTTGCTCCTCGGTCACCGTCGTCTGAATTTCTTCCGCGCCTGGAATTTTAATTTCAGATCGTTTAGTGTTCGGGAGTTCTTTGTCTATTTCTGCCATTTATAAACTCCTACCATTCTCTATCACGATTAAATAAATAAGACAAGCCCTCTCCTTGAGGCGCGGGTCCTGATTCTGGTGGTATAGAGTGAGGTCTTCTGATCCCGGCTATTCCACCGCCTGCGTATCTTGTATCTTGGGTTCCTCTCATTCCTTTAGTGTCTATTAAATATCTCCATTTTTTCGCTAGGTTCTCTTCATCAAGCATTGATAGGCCAGTGTCCTCATAGAAATAATCTTTTAGTGATGGTTCAGGCATTCCGGGTTGTTTCATTATTCTATACATGTCTCTACTATCCGCTCTCTCTGTTAAATTCAATTCAGGTATAACATTCTTGGCTTCTCGTTGTTGTTCTAAATCCATGGCTCTATATGCTGATGGTGTAGTAAACATGTCATAAGTAGGATATGCTTCCATCTCTCTTTTTCTTTCCTGGTCTCTACGTATTTGCCCTGGTGTTCCCGGTTCACGAGTACCACTTAACCAACTAACATCCCACTGTTTTCCAGGACCTACTTCTTCAAATCTTTCAGAAGACATTTCTGCTGCATTAAATAAAGGAGAATCTTCTTTAATTAAAGAAAAAACTTGCTCTTCTCCACCATGATTTTTAATAATCGTATTTACTTCTTTTAATCTATTTCGTTGGGATGGAGTTAAAGTTATTCCAAGCTTTTCTACATCAGTATCTTCATTCATTAGTAATTTATTTTCAAGTCTATATTTATCTTCTATGGCATGTGTTAAATTAAAAAATTTTGCCGTATCCCCTTTATATTTTTCAGCTATCTTTCGTTCATTATATCTATCTCCTGAAACTTTTAATCCTCCTGTGTAAGCACTTGGATCTAAATAACTTAACCAATTATCTTTCCATGCTTGTTCACCAGAAGAACCTTTTAATACGTCATCTCCCCACAGAGCTCCTTCAATCATTGCATCAATTCCAATTCCTGCTGGTCCTAACGTATACAACAATTTTCTTCCTGCAGTTGTACCTCCTCTTTTAACAATTTGTCCTACCAGTTGTCTTTCTGCTTGAGTTCCTTTATTTGGATTTTTAAAGACTTGTTTAAATCTGTCTGCTCCACATTTCACACCCACGGATCCTGCTAGTTTCATACCCACACGGCCTCCGGATGCTTTGTTGGGGCATAGGTCTGTTAATAAATCTGATAAATTCTTTTTGCCCTTTTTAATATCTCCTGTTTGATACATCTGAATTGTTTTTTGAACGTCAGGATCAAGAAATTTAAAACTTTTTCTTTTTTGTCCGCCACCCGCAACATATTGTTTCATCAATAAATCAGCATCTCTTAACAAAGTATTTGAAAGAGGATTTCCCTTTGTAACCCTTTCCAACATCTGTCCACCGACAGGGTTCTTATCTGTTGGACTAAGCCTATATTTAACTGCAATCGTATTGTACATTGCTGCAGCTTCTTTACTCATATTATTTAGAGCTTTTAGATTTCTTTTTTGAATTGTTGCGTTATCTGATTTAAGAATGTTTTTAGCTAATCCCGTCATTGGTCGATCGTAAAGAAGTCCTTTTTCAAAATTAACGTCTTTACCTCCAAGCAAAGGAACAATTTCACCTAAACTTTTATAATCCATTATATCTACAGCACGGCTAACACCTGCAATGTGTTCAACCCCTATTTTTTCCATATGGTTAAATAATTTAAGTAAGGGATCAACTTTTTGTTTTTTAGTCCATTTAAAATATTGAGAAGGAGTATCTATTCCTTTTGGAACAATTCCATTTTCAATAGCTAGAGGGAGTAGTTTCGCGACTCTCGCTGAATATTCTCTTTGTGTCTTTGGTCCTTTTTGCTTCCTGCTCCACTCTTGAAAATTAATAAGCTCCTCTGCAACATCCATATCTCTTTTTCTTCTTTGAGTAAGAACTTTAGCTAAATAAGCAATAGGTCGTGTGTATTCTACATTACCAACCATTTGCTTTTGGATCATTTTTTTATTTTTTAAATAATAGTCTGTAGCAATTTCATAAGGAGATTTTTTAGCTTTTAAATCTTTAATAAAATCTTTATCTGAATATTCAGTAAAATAAATAGGTTTAAATTGTCCGCCTGTTGGATCAGGTATAACAAACTTACCTTTGTTATTTTTAAGATTATTTCTAATACCTATTCCTGTATGATATGCCTGTTTAGCTTTATCTTTCGGAGCACTTGTCATATCTAACTGTTTTACTTTGGAAGCAACCTTCGTTAATTCATCCCAAGTTTTATATTTACCATCAGTATACCATTTAACGGCTTTATTTAATTCCTTAACCTTATATTTTGATTTTCCTGTAGGGTTATAAGTATTATGAAGAGACGTATCGATAGGATACTTTTTATTAAAAGTTTCATAAGCTTTGTCAGCAGCTTTTTTAGCTTCAGTTAAATTTTTATATTTAGTTGTAGGAAAAAATTGATCAATTACTTTCATACCATCAGCTGTTTTTCTTCGAAGACTAACACGATAACCAGGAATTCCTTGTTTAATTCTTTTCTTAGGTCCCCAGTCTTCTTTAAAACGTCCAGCATAACTTCCCGGTTCATCAACCAAGCCACGTTTAGGTGTTGCTAGTCCGCCCTCATCAAACCCCATTTCTTTTTCAATATACATCTGGGTTCGAGGTTCGAAGATGTCCTGAACTTGTTTATAATCTTGATACTGATCTGCTACAGGTATTTCGGGTTTTGATTCAGGGTACACGAACCCCGGCTTTTGCCAAAAATTTATAATGTCTTCTAATTTTTTATCGTTGTCCATTATTCCCCTAATAAATGAGCAACGCCGCCGGATGCAAATTCATCAACCTGCTCCGCCATAGCTTCAGCATGACCTTCGGCCCAGTCATCTCTAGCTCTTTTTTTACCAATAATTTTCTTATCTAGGTTTTTACCCGTTGCATATCTTTCAACTTCACTAAAGTCAGATGCGTGATCTCCATATTTCTCAATGGATACATCTTCAAATTTTACACTCTCTGCATCTCCAGTAAATTCTGCTTCTTCCACGTCAAACTCATCTTTTGTTTTAACACCTTTCTTTTGTCCTTTTTTAGGCTCAATCCATTCCCCTTTTTGTAAATGAAGTCTTACAGGTTGACCATGTCTTCCATCAGCCCATCCATGTTTACCTAATCCAATATCAACGGCTGTGTTCCCAGTTGTTAGATCCTGTTCTACTAAAATTTTAGTTTTACTTCCAGGAAGTTGTGCTTCTTTAACAATTACTCTTTCAGTAGTAGCATATTGTTTGCTAACATCTTTTCCTTCCTTCATTACTTTATCTACAAGTTTGGGAAACCATGCTGGCATTCCAGCTGCGTTAGAAGTTTCAACAGCTTTCACAGCTGTTGCTGCGGGTTTTGCTAATTTAAAATATTTACCAACAATAGGAAGTGCTGCTAAACCTCCCATAAGTTTTAAAAAGTTTCTTCTGCCTTTGTTAAAGCCTCCCTTCTTAAATTCTTTTCTAAACTGAAAGTGCATTGTTTTATCTCCCTTTCCAATAGTAGGGCCTGCTCCGAAAGACCATCCTTTCGGGCTTCTATAATTAATTCCTATATCAGGAACTAATCTTTTAAAGACATCATCTTTAAATTGACCCAAAGTATTTCCTTCTGAAGGAGGGTACTGATATCGTGCTAAGAAATCTAAACCATAAGTCATTGGTGGCATTCCAACAGAGCCACCTCCTGAATAAAATCTTGAAGGCTCTCTTCCTTCCGCTACTGCATATAAATCAAAATCATCTTTATTCGTTGATTGTATACTATCTAATCCTAAAGAAGATCTCTGTTGTGCATATCGTGGATAGGAGTCGCTTCCTTCATGATAATATTTTCCACCAGGTTGAAAATCATCAACAGTTTTGTATCCCATTCCTTTTAACTCAGCTAAACCTTCTGGAGATTTTAAATATTCACTTGTCCATTTACCGTCGTCCTCTTCACCTTCTCCAAGATATCCTTGTTTTTGTAACCAATCATGTCTTAACGCCAAATTTCTTTCGTCACCCATAGGTCCTAAAAACTTTGCCGCTCTTCTAGCCATTCCAATACCTGGAATATAATCCATCCAACTTCCTTCACTGCCGCCGTGTTTAGGCTCAGATGTTGGTCGTTGATTCCAATTTACATAGGATAAAGCTTTTTGATCATCATCAGCGTCTGAACCGTGTCTTTCTCCCCCACCATGATGAGTGCCGGGTGACATAGAGGCTGTACCCGCTCTAGCATCAGCTTCGGCTCCTGTAAAAAATCCTCTTCTTCCATCCGGGTGTGTTATACCCCCGTGTATATATCCAATTCTTCCACCTTCACCAAGCATATAGGCTAATCCTCCGCCAGCCATGCCTTTATCATCCCAATCTGTAAAATCCATTTCTAATTGTCCTTCAACTTCTTGATTAGGTTCCTTAAAAGGATCTTGAGTTGTTTTTTTAGATGGTCTTCTTGGAGGAGGACTTTCACTAATGTATCCTTTTATTTTTGAAACTAAATCTGCTTTGCTTCGTTGTCCAAGATTACCGTGAGTCCAACCTCTTTCAATGTCATAAATCTCATCATAAAGATAAGATCTCCCTTCTGGGTACTTAGCAAGATTTCTATATCTTGTCTCCACTTCCTGCATGGATAATTTTTTCTTATCAATTTCTTTAGCTTTTCTTAAAGCACTCTTGTAAGCATTCTGTTTATTCTTATCATCCATTCGTTTTTTAAACGCAGCAAATGATTCTTGTCTATCCACGGCTGCTTGAAATCTAGGATCTACAGGATCTTTAAATCTTTTCGTTTTTGGAGCGGTGCCCCATGTAACCTCTCCAGACTTTAATAAATCTTCTATGCCTCTTTTTTTCCTTCCAAAAGGAAGTACATTAGTAGGCTGCATCGCGGCAGCTTGTTTTTTTAATTGTGACAATTCACCAGGAGTTGGCGATCTGCCTTTTGCTTTTTGAAATGCTCTTATAAGTTTAAATAAACTCATTAATAATAAACCTTACGTCTAGGGTCTTGTTTTTCATCTACATAATCTTCAGGATGTTTAACTAATCCGCCCTGCCTGAAGCGCATTACTGCTTGGGTCATTGTATCAACCAAGTCGTCATGATCTCCGTGAGGGAAGGATGCACATTCTTCAATGACCTCCTCCGCGAATTTTTGATCTGGCGCCCATATCATTCCAGACTCAAACAACGGAGCCACTGCGTTTATCCTTGCATGTTTATCATGTCCTTTGCTTGGTGTAAAGGAAACAACTGGTATATCCATTTGCCTCAACTCATACATCAGAGGTAATCCTGAGGCCTTTGCTTCTATTATTACCGTTTCAGGTTGCCAGTACTTATATTGCTGTAAGGCCCTTCTTCTTAATTCTGGAAACTCATACCTTCCCTTAACAGCGTCTAATAGTAAAAGATTAGCTGGTGAATCCTCAGTGGGATAAAAAACGCCCCACGTGGTAATGGCGCTAAAGTCCGCGGTTTCCTTTTTAAGATAAGCCGTATCGTAAGATTGAATGACGTGTTGTAAAGCCGGAATGGTGTCCTTTTCATATTTTCTCCACCATTCACGTTTAATGATGGCTCCTTCATCAGAAGTAGGTTGTTGCATCCATTGCGCGTTCCACTTTTTAACGGGTAAGGTCGCTTTGACCTTTTCAAGTTCTTCCTTAGACCAATATTCGGGCCACACTGGTCCGTGGTCCATGAGCGCCGGAAATTCGACCACGGTCCACTGATCACCTTTAACTTCTTTTTGTTGTTTTAATAATTGAGCCGTTAAATCCTTGGTCGACCATCTCGTCATGACGAGCACGATTGAAGCTCCTGGCTGCAAACGTTGACGAGGACCTGATGTATACCAT